CACAAGCCACAGGTGAGATCTACATGGAGGTGGATCACGATGACGAGCTTTTCCCCGATGCCATAGCTGAGTGCGCCAAGGCCTTTTCAGACCCGACCGTGGATTTCGCCTACTCCAACTGCTGCGACGTCACCGAGGGCTACAAGCCAAGGGTGTTCAGCGAGACTTTTGGGTGGCTCAACCGCCCCTGCAAATTCAAAGAACACGAGCTCATGGAGATGGTCTGCTTCGAGCCCGACCCTGCAAGCATCAGCAAGATATGGTTTGCCCCCAACCACTTCAGGGCATGGAGGGCGTCCTTCTACAACCGCATCGGCGGCCATGACGAGTCGATGGACATTCTTGACGACCAGGACATTCTTTGCAGAACTTATATCCATGGCAAGATGCGCCATATCGACAAACCCCTTTATGTCTACCACATCCATGAGGGTAACACCTGCTACGGCGACAAGAACGCCAAAATTCAGGACATGACTCTAGAGCTTCACGACAAGTACATCTACCAGCTCGTTGAGAAGTGGTGCGACCTAAAGGGACTCAAGAAGATTGACCTGTGCGGGGGCCACAGCAAGCCGCCCGGCTATGAGAGCATCGACCTCTTGAACGGCGACATCGTCCACGACCTCAACAAGCCTTGGCCCTTCAAGGATGGCGAGGTGGGTTTGTTCCGTGCGCACGACGCCCTGGAGCACCTATCGGACACAATCCACGTGATGAAGGAGGCGCACAGGTGCCTTGCGCCCAAGGGTTGGTTCCTGACCTTCACCCCCTCAACCGACGGTCGAGGAGCCTTCCAAGACCCAACGCACATCAAGTTTTTCAACAGCAACAGCTTCTGGTACTACACTAAGAAGGATCAGGCGCAGTACATCGGAACGCCGGTGAGGTTCCAACTAAATAGAATCAAGAATTACTACCCAAATGACTGGTGCAAGATGCACGACATCGTGTATGTTAAAGCCGATCTATACAAGTTTGACGAAACCGGGAGAACCCCGGGACTTATTGAGATCTGAGCTGTGCAAGCAACTGAGACGGACAGGCCTTGTAATCGCTGGGCTTGTCCGCAATTGTTTCAATTGCCTTCCAGAAAGGGGCTAGGACGAAAACATGCCATCGCCTGACAGTCGAATCTCAAGAATAAAAAGCATCATTAGGGGAAGCGGATTGTCTGAATATCAGGTTTTCCCAGTTTCCGATCAAGACAGGGCATCCGACAAGCTCACAGACTGCGTCCAGTGGACGTCTTCGGACAACAAGAATTTCATACCCACCTCTAGGACTGTTGAGAGACTGCCCCCTGGAACATACGATATCGGCATGAACCAGGCCAATGGCCTGTTCTTCGAGAAGGTCCCGGTCTTGGAAAACGATCTGGTGGTCTTCCCGGAGAGCAACACCGAGAAGATCGTCGGGGAGATTCGCCGCTTCTGGGATCGTGAGGAAATATACCGACGCCACAGGCTCGCCTTCAAGCGGGGTATACTTTTGTACGGCCCTCCGGGGTCTGGCAAGAGTTGCACGATACAGTTGGTCATGAACGACGTGGTGCAGAGGAATGGCATCGTCATTAACTTTTGCGAGGCCGACCTGTTTGTCGCAGGCGCAAGAAAGTTAAGAGAGATTCAGCCCGACACCCCCGTGGTCGTGCTGATGGAGGACGTAGACTCCATATTGCAAGACAACGAGGAGAGCTCCGTTCTCAATGTGCTGGACGGCGTGAACCAGATCGACAAGGTTGTGTTCCTCGCCACAACCAACTACCCCGAAAGGCTTGGCGAAAGAGTCATCAATAGGCCCAGCAGATTCGACAAGCGCTTTAAGATCGGATATCCAGACGAGAGGACGAGGCGGATATATTTTGAGCGAATCATCGGCGACAAGCTGATAGGCGATCTGAAAATCGACTTGGACTTGTGGGTCAGGAAGACCGACGAGTTTAGCATGGCCCACCTTAAGGAGCTTTTTGTGGCGGTTGCAGTCCTTGGGGACGACTTCGACGAGGCAGTTGAAACTTTGATCTCAATGAAGGAAGATGGCATAAGCTCCAGAGATGATGCAAAGAAGATGGGCTTCTAGGGGAGAAAAATGGACATCGCCGTATATGGCTGGCATGACTCCTCTGTCTGCGTCAAGGACGGCGGGAAGTATTTTGTTTATGAGTTCGAGCGTTTCGTCAATAGGCGTTACGCAGTCATGACGCAGCAGTACCCTTCGGCCTCCCAACCGCAAGGCGAGGTCGTGGACTTTCTAAGCTACATCAAACACCGACACCGTGTCCCACACATTGACTTAGTTCTCTGCGACCAGATATTCGATTGCGACCATCACACTTTCAAGTCGGTCTTCAGCGTGGGGCAGTACCGCAAGTTTGGCCACCACTTAGCCCATGCCTATGGAGCCTACGCGCAGAGCCCATTTGAGAACTGCTTCGTAATATCCTATGACGGTTCAGGCGAGAATGAGGACGGCAGCAACAGCAGCTTCACGGTTTGGAGTGCAAGCCCTGATGGCATGGCTCTACTGAACGATTTTCAGCCATACTTCTCGCACAGCTTGGGCAACTGCTACCTAGCCCTAACCGTGCCGCTGGCATCAATAAAGAAGCCCGTAAAGGACCCAGACAACTACTATTTCTATGGCGGCAGCGCAGGCAAGCTCATGGGTCTGGCCGCATTCGGCACACCGGTAGAGGACTGGAAACCCCACTTCCGTGCTTTTTTTGACGGAGGAAGAGTTTGCGATGAAAAGAGTTTGAGCGATAGCATAGGCATCGATATCGGGCGCTTCAACCACTTGCACGGGCAGACTGAATTCGACTTTGCTGCCACTATTCAGTGGGCTTTTGAAGACAAGTTCTTTAGGATTTTTGACACCTTGGGCATTCCTCAAGGATCAAGCATTTGCATGACTGGCGGATGCGCCCTGAACATAAATGTCAACCAGAGGCTGGCTGACATGGGATACAAACTGTTTGTTCCGCCAAATCCATCTGATTGTGGGCTGACGCTAGGGATGCTAAGCGCGCATCATGGCGACAGGAATATCGACGTCACCTATTCAGGCTTCGATATTCTCGACCACGAAGCTCATGGGCTCCGCAGCGAGCCGATGGACATTGCCGGACTCGCTTCCAGTCTGTTTTTCCGTCGCAAGATAGTGGGCTTGATACAGGGCTCCTCTGAATGTGGGCCTAGAGCTTTGTGCAACCGCAGTATAATTTGCTATCCAGATATTCCTATGCTCAAGGAGAGAATCAACTCTGACATCAAGTTCAGAGAGTGGTTCAGGCCTTTTGGAACCGTTGTGAGGGCAGAGGATATAGACAGGTTCTTCGTGAACGGCAGAGAGTCGAGATTCATGAGCTTATGTCCGACGCTTCGCAAAGAGTACCAGTTTCCCAGCATAACCCACGTGGACGGCACCTGTAGGGTCCAAACCGTTTCGGCATCGCAAAATCCTCTGGCGCACTCTCTGCTTTCGGAACTGGAGAACCTCGGGGCTTTGCCGATTCTCCTCAACACCAGCTTCAACACGAAGGGCAAGCCAATTCTCACTAGGCTCTCTGATGCTGCTGCAACGCTTCACGAAACAAAGCTTGAAGGTTTCTATTACGAGGGCAGATTTTACGAGAGGGCATAGCGTGTTGAAGATTTTGCTTGATGAGGAGTATATCCTCGTTATGGATACGGACAGTTTAATTATCGACTTTTATCGTGAGATATGCTCGTTTTGCACGGGTCATGATGCGGACTCATGTCGGAGCATGGTTGAGTCCGATCGTTTCCATGATGATTTTCAGGATGAGAACCCTTTTTCGGTGAATATCAAATACAAGGATGACGGGGAGGGCGGTGAAACCCCTTGCTCTGTCTGGCTAAACAAACGATATGGCTGCGACGAGGATGGCAACTTCGGTTTATTGGATGAGAACAACTTTCAGTCCTACGGCTTTCCTGCGCCCATGAGCGTCGGTATATTCTTCCTGACTGAGCCCACGCAGACCCAGATAAACTTGATTCGGTCAAGGGCCGAGGCGTTTCTGGCAGAGCGCAAGCCCTCCCCGAAGCTTGAGTCTCTTCGCCTTATCACCCATACCAAGTACGGCGAAGAGCGCGTCCTGAGCTAGGAGAGCTATGAGCAAGGAATCGTTCGTAGCCATTTGCGAGGATGCGTTCAAGTCGAAGGGCTTGCAGAAAAACCCTAGGTTTGTCAAGCGCTTCCGCTGGGAGATCGATGAAATCCTCGGTAAGGAGGATCACCAGTACTTTCTTGACCTTGTTGAGAGCAAGACGCGCTACCCCATGAACCAGAACAACCTTCTGGTCTGCTGGCTGCTGGGCATAGTTCCCGACTTCGACATAGAGAGAGAGCCTGCGAGCGTCTTCACGGGCGACTTGCCCGATATCGATATTGACTACCTCCCTGAAATCAGGGAGTACCTCAAGAACAGGTGGTCGATCGAAAAATTTGGCTCAGAGCACGTCTGCAATATCGGCAGCTATACTACGTTCGGAATCAAGTCGGCGCTGATCGACATGGCCAGGGTCCACGAGGCTCCCCGTGAGGAGGTCATGGCCATCACCAAGAACCTAGAGGACAAGGACGAGGACGGGAAACTGTTGACCTGGGACTCTGCAGTCCGCATCCACCCCGAGCTCAAGCAGTATGCTGAAAAGCATCCAGAGGTCGCTGAGGCTGCTAAGAACTTGCTGAACAGGAACCGTGCGATGGGTGTCCATGCCGGTGGCCTTATCATATCGAGCATTCCGCTACACGACCTAGTTCCGTTGGTGAAAAGAAAGGAGGCACCGCAGGCTTCCGCTTGGGTTGAAGGTCTGCACGGGCAAGAGCTCCAGCC